AAGTATAGAGCTAAGCTAAACAAAGCTAACAGAAAGGCTAAGACTTACGGAAATAAAGACGGTAAAGATATGTCTCACACTAAAAAAGGTAAGTTAGTAAAAGAAAAGCAATCTAAAAATAGAGCAAGAAATCGTGGAAAAAAATGATAAAATCAGGGAGTACTTAATAAACATGCCTGAAAAGCTTCGGAAAGATTATTCTGAAACTGCAAAAAAGTTTGATAGTACATACGAACAAGTAAGAAGTATTGCAAGACGCTTAAGATTGCAATTTGAAAATCAATTTGAAATAAGTCAAAACTCATCTATTAATGATGAGAAAATAACTAAGAATGAACAAAAAGATTCTTTAGTTATTTCTGTTGAAGACAGTAAAAGAGTTAAATCTCTTGATGACCTTATAAAAAACTGCAGTGTAGATTTAGATACCTGGGAAGTTGATTGGTTTGATATAGGTACATATGAAGTTACGGGGTTTGATAACGACAGGAAGCCTGTTACCGTAACAATGTATAGAACTAAAGCTAAGTTTAAGAAGATTAACATCTGGGAAAATTTAACTAAATTAAGGGAAGATTTAAAACAAGACTTATTCGAAACTTTTTCATCCTATGCATTTAAACCTACTTTTAAAAATAATACAAAAGATGAAGAAGGATATTTGCTTGAAATTGGGGCATACGACTTGCATCTTGGTAAGTTGGGCATTGACGGTGATGATTATTCTCTTGATGTGGCTAGGACTAGGCTTCACAATGCTATTGATTCCCTTTTTCACAGAGCGAGAGGATTCAAAATCGAAGAAATAGTATTTGTAGTAGGTAATGATTTCTTAAATATAGATAAAGCTAATCCATTTGCTTCTACTACTAAAGGTACGCCACAAAACAATTCTGTTTCTGCTTATGACGCTTATAGGTATGGTAGAAAGTTGCTAGTTGAATGTATCAATATGCTCTCTTCTCTTGCTCCTGTTCGGGTTGTCGTAATCCCAGGTAATCATGATGAGGAATCTATGCTACATATGGGTGATGCACTAGAAGCTATATACGAAAAAACAGAGCACATAACTGTAGACAACAGCAGACCTTTAATGAAAGGATATGTATACGGAGAGTGCTTACTTATATTCGACCACGGACATAGAGTAAAGAACTATAAGAATTTAGCCTCTGTAATCTCTCAACGCTTTCGTGAGGTATGGAGTAAAGTAAAACACATTGAAGTCCATAGAGGACACCTACATAGCCTTAAAACGAATATTATGGGACAAGTAGAAGAACTCAATGGTATTGCAGTAAGGCACTTAGGAAGTATGTCACCTACTGACCAATGGCATGATGATAGTGGATATATATCTTCACATAAGAGAGCACATGCATTTATATGGCACAAGACTAAAGGAATGCAGTGCGAGTACTACTACAACGTACCTATTAAATAACTACTGTGCATTGCTTATGGGTAAACAAAAAGCTACTTGCGTAGCCTCTTATTTAGTTTACAGTTTCTAAGGCAGACTCTTCTTTACCTGCTTTCTTCATTTCGTTTTGAAAATTCTGAAACTCCATGTAAGCGTTATATACATGCTCTACATTTGCTTCTTTATCTATCCACTTAGTGAACTCAATACATTGGTCTAAAGCAAAGTTATATCTAAACGCTTCTATCATTAAACTGAAAGCCATTTTCTGCTCATCAGTAAATTTCATAACCGTATCGTTGTATATCTTTTGGCACTTATTATAATGTGCTTCTCGCTCTTTCTGAGCTTTAGTTAGCGATTCTTTCTTAGACTTACTCATATCTTATTCTTTTTTTTAGGGCGTCCAGGCTTACGTTTATTCTGTACTTTAGCTTTAGATACCTTTTTACTACTCTTAGGGACTTCCCTTTTCTTACAGCATTCTGTACTGCGGTTTTTATTATTCCTTTCATTTTCTTTTTTAATGTTGCTATACACTGCATATTCATAATAAGCGTATGCACCTATAACTATTACTACTAATAAAACAAATTCCATAATTTTGGTTTTTTAAAAGTATTAGGGGGGTTGCATGGACGACCAAATCTCAACTTCCCCCCCGAATACAAGAACAACCTAGCCCATATTGCTTAAAGCTAGGATTTAGCATATGTAGCACTCACGCAGCCCACTCTCGTATGTTGTGCAGCACTCACGTAGCTTGCTCACGTATTATACTCTCTGAAAACATTTAAATTCCAAAAACTCTTAATAAGTAAAAACAGAGAGTTCGACCAAGCTGATTTAAACATGTAGCACACGTACTACGCTTGGTCTATAGAGTTGTAACCGACTTGTTACATATTAAGAGTTAGGTCGTAACTCCTCTTCAAATCTATCATTAGTGTATCCACACTGTGCAATTGGTGCAACATCTATAACTTTTATTTCGCATCCTTCTCTTTTTTGATGCTCTTTTTTAAGCCTGTTAAGCATGCTACTATTATATGCAGGGTTGTTTAACAGCTCTATGCTGTCTCCTATACTTACTTCCCTGCTGCTATGCACCTCGCATTTCTCTTTCAAGACGGTCTGCCCTCGTCTCTTTCCGTAGTACCTCACTTGGTACTTTATTAGGTTGAAGAATATTGGCATTTTCATATTGAAATAATTTAATGTTTTTAAATATAACGCTATATATGTTTTCTACTCTAGTGGACTTAGCTCTGTTATGAGATACTGCAGTTTCTAACATATCTCTGGTTTTAAATAACTCAGGTATGCATTCTTCATCTACACATTTTTTAAGTACACTTATGTAGTCATCATACATACTGTCGTTTATATAATGGTATCCATGTATAACTGTAGCGTGGTCTCTTTTAGTTAACAAACCTATAGCTTCTAATGTTAAAGTAGTTTTAGTTCTTAATGCGTAGTGTAGAAGATGTCTAGCTAAAACGTTCTGTCTTTTTCTAGACTTTAACATTTCTTCCTTTTCTACTCCCATTAAATCTTCGACTAATTTAAAACATATTTTTTTATATTTACTATTATTATGGTTTTCTAATGAAACTCTTGCCATTCTTTGTTCAAAAGTTTCTCTTGACCTTACGTAATTTTTTTCTTTATTTCTTTTCATAATCCCCTGATTCTATTAACCGTCCTTGTTTTGCACCAAAGTATAACCAAGCTGTGTATTGCTTGTCGTCTACTAATACAGGTACTCTTTTTCTTCTGTAAAATACTGGATGACCTTCTAACATATCTAAGTCTTCTTTTGTTGCAGAGTTTACCTCATACAACTCTCCTATAACTTGATGTATTTTTTCATCTTCATACAAGAAAGGTATGCTGGTATGATACAGTGCATACTTTTCTTTAGTTTTACCTAGACCTATCTTTCTTGATTTACGAATTAAAGAGTGGTTGTGATGACCACTCCTTAATGTTCCGTAAACAAATACAAGTTCTCTTCGTTTAAACTTAGTTATATCTCGCATATCCCTCCATAGTTAGCTTCACATTCTGAAGGCTTAGCGTTAATACATTTTTTATAATCAGATAGACCAACGCTAAAACTTATTCGGCCCTTGTCAAGAGATGTTCTACTAAGTTTATATATACCTACAGACATAGGTCCGTTCTTACTAACAGCTATAAAGTAAAAGTCTTTCATACCTGTACCGTGTAAATAGAATGCTGCTTGCTGGTATATGTTATACTTCTCAGCAAACTCTACAAACGATTCTTTATCAGTGTTTTGCATTGTCTTGACATCTACTATGTACCCGTCTTTTTCATTTATGTAATCTATCTTAGCTTTACATAATGTTTCGTGTACTATATTTCTCCAGAAAAATATCTTTTCTGCCTCACCTCCTGATAAAAGATTCATCGCCCCTTCATGTCTTAATAAAGCTGCGTGCATAGCAGTAATTTTATTATACTGATTGGTTGTAAGTATTTCTTTTTCTCCATGCTGTTCAGCAAACTCTGCATACATTTCTTTGCCTGCCTTTGTTCGCTTGTCTACGCTAGGTGCTACAGCATACCTGCCATCAAACTCTTCGTTCTCTAACACTAAACAATGAAACGCTGAACCTATAAGGAACGCTTCGCTTGTTGGTGTTTCTCCGTCTAGATAATAAAAGAATTCTTTAGGACATTTCTTCATTGCTACCTTAAGCATTGAGTTGGTTGCATACTTCCTGTCTGCAAAGTATGTATCATCGTTGTATATATAACTATCCTCTAAAGGTTCTACCTCTCTGCTTCCTTTTATTTGTATCATAACAATGTGTATTTAGCTACTGTTGTTTGTTTACGGCTACCGTCTTTGTTTGTCCAACGTGTTGCCACTTGTGCGTTTTCTGTTTGTATATTATGCCCCTCTTCTTTAAGGATGAATATACTTGCTGATAATCTAGTGTTACCTAAATCTCTTATTGCTTCTAAGGATGTAATACTTTTGTATTCCTTAAGGTATTCTAGTAACCTACTTTTATGTGTTTGTCTAGCCATTATACGTTCCCTCCATAGTTTTCGTTATTAACATCATATCTTGTTTCGCTGTCTGATTCAGATTTATTCATGTGTTTACATGATGGATTATCTAATCCTATACCGTATTCAAGAGTAGCATCTTTAAATTTATTATCTAAAGATTGTTCCCACTTACCTGTGTTATCTTCTAACCACTCCATAGTATCTTCTAATGGTAAATCTTTAGGTAGTTCTATTGTTATCTTAGCTACCTTATGATATACTCTGCGTTCTGTAATTGTAACACTACGCATACCAAAGTTTTTTATTTCGTTAGTTAATAAAGCTCTGTTAAGCTCAGCCATATTACTAACTTGCTTTTCAACAGGTCTGTTACGATTGTATTGTTCTATAAGAAATTCTACGTGTTCTTTACTTCTCATATTAAGTGGGTTACCTTTTTCCCACCCCCACTGTATTGGTTTATTGTTTTCCATTTTTTAAAACTTTAATAATTACTCCAGGATTTTCTTTATCGACTCTATAGCCACTAAAGTGTGGTACTATTATGTCGCAGTTATCATCTTCTATCCAATCATACTTAACCATAAGGTCTTGTACTGTTTGTGCTGGATTTATATAATCAAACTTTCTCTTACTGCTTCTTAAGAAAAACATATCTATATGTAAAGGTAAGTGGTGTTCGATATTTGTCCCGCCTAGTACCTTGGCGACCTGTTTATCGAACTCTTCTTTAAGCTTTATATAATGTTGTTTAGTATTCTTAATGTAAGTACGAGTTGTCTTGCTGTGTATCAGCATTTTACCTGTCCACTGTTTGCTATTCTTGCTTGACGGGACGTTGTAAGGAATATATATACCTTTAATTGATTGATTCATGTGGGTCTGGGATATAAACTTGTAACTCTTCAGCGGCAAATTGTTTTATCTTTTCTATATAGATAATCATCTGCTTGTTATTTATTTTAGTAGTACTTTTTACTGTGTCATACAGCTTACCATTAACTTCTTTTTTAGTTCTTAAGTAAAGACCTTTCATTAATTCATGAGTGTCATCTTTGTTGAACCCTGTGTATTCTGATAATAGCTTTATAACTACACCCCAATAATATTGATTTAGTGGGTTGCTTCTGTTTGGTTGGTACTCTTTCATAGTTACTTCTATTGCTTTGCCTTCGTATCTTTTAGCGTCCTCAAGAAATCTATCTTTATGTTTAAAGGTAACTCTTCCATCTATTACAGATGCTAAATGTTTTAACTTCATAATAAAATTGTACGACAAGCGAGAGCCTATGAATCAACATAGTATGCCCTTGGCTTGCCGTACAGTTTATATATTAGAATGGTAAATCAGAACCTTGTGTAGGTGCTGAACCATTAGATTGCATGTGTGCATTGTATGCATTTTGATAAGCCACAAGGTCGTCGCCTGTTAGCGGCTTATTCATTGAAGGTGTATAAGTTAAAGGTGCACCTACTTTGCCTGACGTTTTGTAGTCAAAAGCTTTTCTTACAGTTGGTATACCCGTATCCTTATCGTTCATCCAGTATTCTCTTTCAGTTAATACTATCTGAAATTTATTACCTTTAATAGAGTTCATAGATGCAGGTACATTTTCAAATGTTGTAGCTCCTGCGTTAGTAAGAAACTTTTTAAAGATTTCTGTTCTTACCTTAGCTGCAGCTGCGCTAGTGTTAGCGTCTACACCATTAAACTTTACATAGGACTTACTCCCACTTTCGTTTTCACATACGACCTCCACATAAGGTAGGCCGTTGTTAGTTAACTTTTCTTCAAATGACGCCATCTTTACTGTATGTACGCCTGCTCCTAACATCGAAGTGTTAGAGACTGTTGCTGTTTTCAAGTTTGGAAACATAGTTTTAATTTAATTGATTATGAATAATATTCTTCGCACTTTTCTATAACCTGTGCAAGGTCGTTATCTATATATAGCTCATCAAACATACCCATTGGGCTTTTTGCTGAGTCTTTACCTAATGACTGAGTTCTAAATCTGTGGTTCATCTTACCATCAGACAAATGATTGTCTGTAAATAAGCATACTACAAATTCTTTCTCAACACGTTTCTTCCATCTGTTACCATCTACTGCAACAAATCTTTCTTGAACCCCGTCTTCACCATCGTAAGCTCCATCTATAGCTAAGAATATTACATTCTTATCTGTGTTCTTACTAAGGTTTAGGATACGGTCTATCTCTTTGTTATAGAATGACCACACATCAAAGCCTTTAAATCTTACATCAGCTTCTCTGTATACCATTTCTATAAGAGAGGTAAATGATTCTACTACAATAGTATCAATGTCTTTAGATGTCATAGCTTTATCTAAAGCTGCATTGAATGTATTTAAATCAGGTACAGGTACATTCTTGAATTTGTTTGCACCTCTAAATGGTAGTTGTTTTCTTTCTGTATTTAATACAGCTGTTCTTTCTGCGTTTAAATTACGCAAGGATGTTGACTTACCTGAGCCACTCTTTCCTACTACAATAATGTTTGGTTTCACTTTTCTTTTGTTTTTAGTTGTAAATAATCTTCTACTGTTAATTTGTCTTCCCGTCTTTTGCCTGCTCTTTTACTGCAAACAAACTTCATATATCCACGTATCATAACTAACTTATCTTCAGAGAGTTGATTGTCTATCTCTGTAAAAGTTTCATTAATAACTTGTTTGATAATGCTTTGGGAAACGTTAAGCTCTTTAGCTATGTCAGCTATGATTTCATTAGTGGTCATTACTAGTTCATTTGGTCTTCCAAAGATACAAAAAATTGTTAATAAAAACCAACATCTTCATCTATTTCTTTGAACTTGGTAAGGAAATCTACAAAGTGTAAGAACCTACTACCTACACCTATATTTCTACCTTTAGCAAATATAATTTCTGCTAAACCTTTGACGCTCTGACCTTTCTCGTCTTCTTCAAACCCATAGTATTCTGGTCTGTATACAAGCGTAACTACATCAGCTGCCTGCTCTATCTCACCTGACTCACGCAAATCTCCAAGCGTAGGTCTACAGCCTTGTCGTTTTTCTACACCTCTTGATAGCTGTGATAATGCTATAACAGATATGTCTAACTCTTTAGCTATATTTTTAAGGGAACGAGCTATAACAGATACCTCCTGCTCTCTGTTCCTACCTTTAGCGTGGTTACTAACCAACTGCAGATAATCAATCATCACTAGCTTTACCTTTTTAGTAATTACATACTGCCTTATTCTATTTAACAGGTAACGCAAGCTTGTTTTGCTGCACTCATCTATATATAAAGGTAACTTCTCTAGGCTAGCCATGTTCTTATGAATCAATGACCATTCATTGTCTGAGATGTTACCCTCCATTAGTTTTTTATTACTAATTTCTGCACTACTAGAGATTAATCTTTTAACCATCTGATTAGTAGACATTTCATATGAGAATACAGCAGTAGGTATACCTGATACTGCAGCATTGTAAGCAAAAGCTAAAGCAAGACTTGTCTTACCCATAGATGAAGCACCACCTACTATAACTAAGTCCTGCTTTTTCCATCCACCTGTAAATTCATCTAAGTTCTGAAAGCCTGTAGGTATACCAGTAATACCTTTGGTTGAACAGCTTACCTCTATTTCTTGTACAGCACTTTTAATATGGTCTACCATATCTTTAATACCTGTATAAGTAGTTGAGTCTAAAGAGTTAACAGACTTTATTAAATCATCTATAGGTTGAGATGTTATATCCTTATAAGCATCATTTATATATTTAGTACAACACTCGTAAAGAGTTTTCTTCTTGGCGTTGTTAGATAATGTACTTATAATTTTATCTATGTTTGTAAAATAAGAATCAGTTGATATAACTGAAGCTATAACATAGGCAATGTTATCTATATGTTTTAGATGTTCAGCAGCTTTAATGTAATCAAAGGTGTTACCCTGCTGGTACTCAGCATCTATATGAAGATATAAAGCTTTGTATATAGGGTCGTCAAATATAGAAGCTGATAGAATATCACAATTGTCGTAATATAAACTTCTTTTGTTTACAAGTATACTAAGAAGTTGCTTTTCTAAACTGACGCTATCTTGTTTCATCTTTACTTCTATTTAAAGTTACTGACTTAGGTTTAACAAATGGTGTTTCATCTGTCCATCGTTCATTCTTTATCCATCTTACAGCATCCTGAAACTGTGGACTAAACTCTTTCTGTTGTTCTAGATATTGCTTGTACTTTTTCTGCATATCTAGCTGAAGAATAATTTCTTCAAACAAAACTTTATCAGGATTTAGTTTATTCCACTGCTCTTTTGCCTGCTTTTTAAGCCGTTTAAGAGGATATTCTTTCCAAAATGTATCAAAAGACTGTGTAAGCCACTGCTTATCTCTGCTGTTTGCTTTATCTTTCTTAAGAACCTTAACCGCATTTATAACAATGGGGTTATTAGGGTCATAGATAAGCAATAGCCGTACACAATCTTTCAATGCATTTATAATACTTAGTTCAGACATATACCTTTATCAACTAATTCTTTAATAATCATGTTAAAAGCTTTCTTAGTAAAAGCCTGTGAGCTACCTGTAAGCATTTCGTAGTCAGAACTATGGTTGGTTTCATACTCATGCGTTAGATAGTGCGTAAGACCATTAAACAAGCCGTAGTAATTATTACCTTTACTTTCTGTTTCAACCCAAATACTTTCTGTTAGCTTTTCACGCCTAGCTATAGTAGTACGACGCACATTTTTAATGTCTGTCTTTGCTACAATATCCATAAACTTAGACTTGAAATCATCAGAGTATGTATGGTCAGCCATGATAGTGAATAACCTTAACAAGCCGTCTGCATTTCTTTTTATCAAACCATTCAGCTTTTGTGTTACATCGCTTGATATTTGCTTTGTATGTTTAAGCACATGGTTGTTGTCAACATCAGCCATTAGTGTAGCAAACATGTTAGAACAACTATGCATACGTGTTGATATACCATATGTAAGTCGCTGACTACCATCATGAGAAGATAGTGCGTAAAGGTATAAATCCATAGAGTCAGATGCAAATGGTATGTCTATAACGTTTGTTAGCTTGATAAAGAAGAATACTTTTTTACCACCTCCAAACATACCACATTTAGATTGACTTAAATCATATGTGTCAGGGTTTAACCTATCTATAATGCTATCTAACAGCTCTTCATTCTGTTTGATAGTATACTTGCTACCTACTGGGCTAAGAGCTTTCCCTGTTTTATCATTTACTGTACATGAAAAATCTGTATCATATGTGCCATCGTATACACCTATGTATTGCATTTTACGTTTGCTAACGGTAAAGTCTAACCCTCCGCTAGCTAATAATTCTTCTTTATTCATCTGTGTTTTCTCTAATTGTTTCTTCAATAACTGATTCTTGTGCCTGTATTTCTTTATACCATTGCTCTTCCTGCTCTCTTCTTTCTGCTTCTATAAGCATTGCGTCTACATAATGCTTTTCGTATAAATATTCTAGGCGTGCTTCTTCTTGCTCAATGGCAAGGTCTTTCATTCTACCCATTCTTAATAATTTTTTCAGCTTCTATTATAGCTCGTTCATACTTCTTCCATTTCTTGCTACCTATTTTCATTACATCAAACCTTACAGTGCTGACCATATTTAATAGGATACTAATAACTTCTTTCTGTGTCATGATTAAAATATATATCTAATTGTGTTCCAAGGTATTACACTAGAATGCAAGTCTTTAAACTGTTGTATGTATTTAGACTTTAAGCCTAACTTGTATCTAATGTTAGTACCACCGTATTGTGAAGTTTTAGTTTCTTGAATGTCTGGTCTCCATAAATGTTGTTCAGCATCTTTATGATTAACTAAATTGTTTTTATGTTTACCTTCGTTGTGTGTAAGAAATATAACTTCAGCTTTAACCTTGTCTTTGTTGCTAACATAATAGTTAACAGTGTTAAACAAGTCTTCGTAATCCTTTAGCCAATTGTCGTATACAATGACAGGACTAAAGTTAATATGTACATCATAACCTGCAGCTATAAAGAAATCTATAGCTTGTATTCTATCTATTATCTTAGATGTATTAGGTTCGTGTATGTCAGACATATTCTGTGGCATAAGGCTAAATCTAATTCTAATTTTACCTTGCGGGTCGTAATCTGAAAGCCTTTTGTTTACATATTTAGTAGCAAAACTACCCATTGCAATAGGATGATTCTTAAAGAAATCAAATATGCTTGGCCAATTATAATACCTGGCATGCAGTGCAAAGTCTTCGTTACAACTGATGTCGTATGTAGTATACTCTGCATGTGTTTGATTAGGTTTATCTACTGGTGTAAAGTATGCATGATTGTTTATTTCTGTAAGTATATCGTTTATATTTGTAGCTACAGTTAAACCATCAGGTTTGTGTCGCTTCATATAACAATATGAACAATTATATAAACAACCATAGCCAAAAGATGGAGATATAAAATCTGTACTTCGACCTGACTTTCTAATTGTAAATGTTTTTCTTGTTACTTTTTCTACCATAGTTAAAGATTTAATAATATATAATAGGCGCACATCTAATTTGTCAGGCTCGCACTAGTGAGACGGTCTTAAAAGAAGGTACACTACCTCTTCTTACCTATTATATAATCATAAGGTATTACCAAACTTCTTAGCTCTGTTCTGGCAATATGACCAGACAGATTCGTAAAGCTTGTCGTTCAAACTATATCTAATAACTTCATGTAAAGACAATTTAGTTTTAGACATACCTGATACCCAAATTCTACGCTGTTGATTTTCAGTAAACCTTACCATTGACATACAAACTAACAACCAATTGTATATCTTATCAAAATCTGTTGTGCCACCATGAGGTCTAAACTCTACAGTATTAGTACCTGTAGTAGTAGAGTAGTTAGTCATGTTAACCCAACTGTATCTCTGACTATTGTAATGTCCGCCAGGATGATACTTTTTCTTATTGTAATCTTTATTTATAGCATAGCCTGTAAGAAACTTACCTAACTTATCTTTGTAGTTATGAAAGTCTATTTCATTTACATGGCTTGGTAGAAATTTACAATAAGAATTGTCTTGCCTAGATGATGGAAACATTTTGAATACATCACTTTGAATAGCATAAGATAATCTTAGCAGCATAATAGAGAAGCGTCTATTAAATATAGCTCCGCCTATATGCACATGTACACCACAACTTCTGTCAACAAGTCCACCGCTATCTGATATATGTTCACATATATTTTTAAGCTCATGTACACCTTTGTTGCCATGAAGTACGCCTGATACATATTCTAAGCCACTGATAGAGCCGTCGTCTACAGCTTTAAGATTTAGATTACCTGTGTAACCATTGAAGTCGTTACAAGTTTCTAATTCTACACCAAATGTGTAGTTCATACTAGACACTAGATTCTTTCTTCTATCTTTAGACTGTGTGTAAGTGTTATCAAATTTTTCATTAGAATCAGATGAGTGACAAGCACAAGGGTCTTCTTCATGATAATAACGGTCACAACAATCACTATAATAATAGTTGCAACTGTTTGCTACATCAGAGCTTACAAAGTAAGTACCATCTTCAGCGCATATGTAATCGCAGTTTTCATGAAAGTAACCTTCTTCATTTCTACTAAAATATCCAAATATGGAGTTAGACCTAAGAATCCAAACATCTGTATTGTCTATTGATTCATCTCTAACTATATCATTAGAGCCTTCTAATTCTAACGCAAAGCAATCATCATAAACAAACACTCTTCTTGTGTATTCATCAACCCAATTTAGAAATCTTTTACAAACATCAACTTCTACTTCGTCTAATCTTGAGAGTACATTAGTATTATTAAACAATATGCTATCCCAGATATTACTTAAAAAGCTAGCATCGTCTGTTCTTTGTCTACGATGATTAGTCATACAATCTAATAGTATATTATACTCAGCATCATTGTAACCTATCTCATCTATATCGTATTCACGCATACTGCTTGATACATTAGATACTTGAATTGTTCTGCGAGTTGTTACAATAGCGTTTAGTGGGTTACATTCTGGCATAACTTTAAAGTATTATCAATTGCTTTCTTTAAATCATCTATATCCTTGTTGTTTCCAACGCGTTCTTCAAGCTTGTCTATAGCTTGAGATAATTCTTGTGCAAATTCTGAATCTGCACAGAGTATAAGTAGTTTTTCCATCATAATTATTGGTATATTTCTTGTTCAACTAATTCTATGAACCTTTCAACTTTAGCTATGTCGTTTGAAGATATAGAATTAAATTCTTTTATTTCTTTAAACAAATCTGACACAACATCTAAGCCTTCAGCCATAACTTCATACCAATCTTCTGAATACCAGTCTATTGTATCTGTTTCTTTAACTTCAGGCTTAGTATCTTGCTTAGCTTCAGGCTCTATATTCCAAGACCTATTCCAAGCATCATCATCAGCTTTACTCCAAGAGGTTAACCCAGCTGTACCCCAACCATTATATGAAGACTGTTTTCCATAGTCATACCAATTTTTACCTTCATATTTAGGTGCAGTAACAGGTATTTTAATAGACTCAACAAGCTCACCTGTAGGACTATATACAAATAACTTATCTTTAGTTACTTCTTTTACTTTGCTTTTGTCTTCTGCAATTGCTAATAGGCCTTCTTCTAATGAGCTAAAGTATATACCTTGGTCTGTTCTTAGCCTAAACAATGGATTGTTTCTTCTATAAACATATAGTTGCCCGTCGCTTTGTGTCCAAACAGCATTGATTGTGCCGCTGTGTTTACCCAACGTTGCATAGTCATTAGTTTTATTTAATAAACTATATATAGCTTTAGAGTCAACATCTACATCGGGAAGGTTTTCTTCTTCCAGAAGCTCTTCGTAGTTACTCAACACACCATTATGCACACCGATATATTTACCGTTAACATAAGGATGAGTGTTCTCAGCAGTTTTAACACCATGAGTTGCGTAGCGTGTATGTCCAATAAACAACTCTGCATTGTTTATATCAAGCATATGTAATAAGTTACCTGATTTCTCAGTACACTTGTAGATTTTACCATCTATAAAAGCACCTGAAGAGTGACCACCACGACTGTCGTTGTCATGCATTAGATACATAAGTTTATTAATCGGTGTATCTTGCCCGATATATGCTACAATTCCACACATAATTTCTATAATTTAATTTGGTTGTTAGTTTAGGGACTGTGCATCCCCGTGATAGTGAAAAAAAATACACTAAGAGTGCGATTAGATGGTATACCAAATTCTGCACTCAAAGTGTATGTAATAATAATAACAACGCGATTTAGCAGGGAACTACCCCTAAATAGACTACCACTGGTTTTTATACCTCACAAATTCAGTATCCACTCACGGCCTTGGCAGGCTAACCTCATGCATTACTGCACCTTGGTTTACACGCATCTACGTGCCTCATCGTGACTAAGTAAAGGCAATGGTGTGCCTTGTTCAACTTAGTATGATACCTATCTACACAATTAGTTTTTTGTTTAGAACGTCTATTAATACAGTTATCCTGCTAAGGACTCGTTTACCTAAAGATTTATAGGCAAATTTGCACGCGACTGCAACTGTATCCTTACCGACCTTGCTGGACCACAATCGTTGTAAGAACTAAATCTCCTTTACAGTTTCGAACCTGTAAAGTGTTGTTATTTTTTTAATATATCGACAATTTTGTCGAAGTTTTTTGTACATTCTTGTACTAGACTTAGAGCTTTCTTTGTAATCTTCTCTAATTCTTTTATACGTGCTTCCATAGCAAGTATTCTCTGATGGTTAAAGTCGTCATTGCTCATAACTTAAAATCAGCTGTAATTAAACCTGTATCAGGATGAACAGTAATAACTGTACCGTTATCGTATCTTGCAATGAAAGGTTTCTTTGCATCTACTCTACCTGTACGAATAGATGGATATGTAGGTCCAACTTCAGGCATAGCTACTATATTAGTGCGACTGCTTGCTTTTAACTTGTTGTTAATTTTAGCTGTCTTTGCCTTATCCTTTGGACCTTTAACAAGCTTGTAATACAATTGCGAATACGCTTTATCGTAATGCTTGTTGTTTTTCTTGTTAATAGTACGTTTAATGATACGTGGTTGTAAATCGTCTACCGATTGAGGTATAATCTCTTTACCATTCTTTTTAATGTGTACTCTGTTTTTTTGGAAGTTCTTGAGTATCTGCTGAACAACCATTTCTTTAGTTATTTTCATATCTTCAATAATTTAGCTTCAAGTTTGTTCATTTGCTTAGTACCTAAAGACCTTGTTGGTTCCTGCATATAATCTCTTATACCTCTTGCAGTACTAATTTGTTCTTGATACGCAGCATTGCGTTCAGTTGCTTCCTGTTGCTTTTCTCTTTTACGAACAGCAAATTTTCCGTTACCTGAGTAACGATACATTACTTTTTTTTCTAATCCGACCATAAGGCTTTCAATTTAGAGTTAATTAATATTAAAATGATAATCTTTGTGAAACTACTCTGCATCGTGATAGTGAATTCGGCTGAGGCGTGGGCTGTGTCGTGTGCCTGCCTCAAGCAGACATTATATGTGAGCTTGCGAACTCCTAAAGAAGATACATTAGTAAAAAAAAGTAGGGCGTGTTTCAGCCCTACTAATATTATCTACGAATAATAGCTCTCTTACGTGTGTTAGAGTTACCATTATTTTCATTATTCATACGCTCTGCATATTTAGCATCAGCAAGATGAACTTTACCGTTACGGGTTGCAAATACACCGATAGAATAATCTATGCTACACATATATTTACAATAGCTATCAAAATCATTGACCTCGTCAATGTGAGTTGGATAGCTTAATCCTGCTTGACTAAAGATAGCATAAAGCTTTTTGATAGATGCATCTAATATTTTATAATCAGATAAGCTATCAAAGGTTTCGTGCTTTTCTATAAAACCGTCCCTTGTTTTATCAAGGTATGCTACAGAGAGTGGAAACTCTTTGTTATAGGCTTTATAATCTGCATTAGTCTTTGGTAAATCTTTATGATTCATAAAGATAAATGTGTCTGTTATATTTGTAAGGCCTTGGCCGTTAAATATAATAGACTGATTAAAGGTATTTTTAGCATTATCTAAAGATGGAAATCTAAAGTTAAAGACTGTGTTACCTTTATCGGTTAAAGCAATTGAATTTAAAACTGCTTTGTGCGTCCCTACATGTTCAGTTGTTAGTTGAGACGGAATGAGTGCGTTGCACTCCATTGGTTTTTCGGTTCTTTTCATAATTGAAAGAAAGATTAAATTAATAAAAGCTTTGCATCTAACAACACAAAGCAACAAACATTACTTGGAAGAAAGCCTGCTTTAGCAGGCAAAAAAAGAAGAGGTGATAGTGACTACGCTATTGATTGCGTAGTCTTATCAAATCTCTTTTATGGTTGGCATTCTCTTGCTGAAGCCTGTCGCAGTTATCTAAAATCTTTTTTTGGATAGATTTTAGTGCAACGACTTGTTGTTGCAGAGATGCAACCTCGTCGTGATTTAGACGAATGTCGTGTGCACGCTTTAGGCGTGTGTACGCGACACTATAAATCACATTAGCTATTAACAAGCTAAAGAAACAAATTTGAGTGAAAGCTAATTCAGACATAATAAAAAGTTTATGATTAATAATTAACCAAGGCTTAAGGGCATAGCTTGAGTGCTATGATACCCTACCCTTGGTAGTACAGCTTGCTTTTCAGGCGTACTAAACCCCTATTCAATGTACCAATTGAAATTTATGTACCCCTGCAGAGGTGGTGCTTGGTTGGAGCACTCTTACTTTATTTATATTAGATTGGAAATAAAAGAATAAGCTACTAACATGCGAAGCACTCTCGTGTATACTTTAGCCTGCTTATTCTTTTTTAATATTGTTTGCAAAAGAGATAGCTTTAGCTATCAGCACTTATGATAGTGGATAACTTTATAGCTGTTGCAATGTTTTAAATGATACGCAAGTATCATAATAGCGACGTGAGTCGCTTGACAATGTCAATTATTTGTTGTAACTTTGGTGGGTAAGTGGATAAGCATGCAGGTTAGCTACTGCAAACTATTAAATGTAACAAGCCACGCAAGACACAACAAATAACAGATGGAAAGAGAGCCTGCTTGCAGGCGACAGACTGTTAATCAGTTGACAGTTAGCAAGATAGCACGGAAGCTTGCTGTAGAGCTAACGCAGATAACATAAGAAATGGTACTGATATTGACTGATATAGATGTGGAAAGATGTTCGTACACACACATTCACGAACAGATTTAGTATTACCTAAAGCTGTGGTAGAGCTGTTAGTTTAGGACGAAGCGTAGGCAAAGGAAGCCGACAGAGCTTTTTGCAGCAAACCCGTAGGGGTTGAGAAAAAAACGACAGAGGCGGGGGAGTTATCACATAGACATCCGTATTTATACA